CGTGGACTTAGAACAGCTGAGGGCAAGGATAATTGCCTGATACTAGACCACAGTGACACAACGATCCGGCTTGGATTTGTGACGGACATTCACCATGAGACACTCGATTCGGGCGATAAAAGAACGGCCAGTAAGTTTGAAAAAGAAACGCCGCTACCGAAACCCTGTCCAAAATGCACGTTCGTTCGCCCCCCAAAAACAAGGGAATGCCCAGCCTGTGGCTTCAAAGCTGAGTACGTATCAAAGATAAATACAGAAGAGGGTGAATTGTTAGAATTAACGCCAAACAAAAAGCAGATTGCCAAAGACTGGCCAGCGGCTGCCAAATCAACATTTTACGCAGAATTGCTTGGACACGCTCAAATCAAGGGATACAAAGATGGTTGGGCTTATCACGCTTACCGTCAGAGGTTTGGTGTGGGGCCAGCTAGTAGGCCATCCCCGATCATGCCGTCACAGGCTACATCAGCTTGGATCAAGCATTTAAACATCACTAAGGCAAAACAGCGTGAGAAAAATGAACTTCGCAACAGCAGTGGCCCAATCGCACGGCAAGTGGCATAGCATCCTTCTACAGTTAGGGATCGATAGCGCACACTTATCTGGCAAACATTGTCCATGCCCAATCTGTGGCGGTAAGGATCGCTTTCGGTTTGATAATAAGCAGGGAGATGGCAATTGGATTTGCTCTAACTGCGGCGCGGGTAATGGATTTAACTTGGTGTCGCGAATCAGGGGAATACCAGCCGGAGATGTCCTCAAAATGGTAGAACCATTGATAGATACCGCCACACTAAGAGCCGTTCCAAAAGTTGATACGGAAAAAACTCATGCTTCAGCGGAACGGTTCTGGAAGAGCACGCGGAGGGTCATGGATGGCTCTCCGGTGTGGTCTTACCTTACAACACGATTAAATGGCTTCTATGCCTCCCCTGTCATTCGTGAGGGCCATGCAACACATCCCGACAGTGATTACCGATCATATTTTGTCATGGCGGCCAAAGTCAGTGACGTGGATGGTCGTGGCGTGTCCGTACATAAGACGTACTTGCTCACAAACGGTGAAGTTGCCGGTTTTAACCCCAATAAGCTGCTTATGGCCGGATCAATCCCGCCCGGTTCAGCTATTCGACTTACAGAGCCAGCCGAATCAATGGGCATTGCTGAGGGCATCGAGACAGCAATGTCAGCCAATATCCTGACGGATATACCAACATGGTCTGCGATTAGTGCTCCCCTATTAAAACAGTTTCAGCCGCCAAAAATTTGCAATTTCTTAACAATTTTCGCGGATAACGATGTTAATTTCACGGGTCATTCAGCTGCTTACGATCTTGCTAGGCGACTGAAGATGACAAATCCTGAGATGAAGATTGAGGTTCGTGTCCCACCACGGATCGGTGACTGGAATGATGTTTTAAGGGAAAAGCGAAATGAGCAGCGAATTTGATATAAAATACCAAAGCGAGACCATGTTTACCGTGTTTCATGATGGCAAGGAGATTGCGTGGTGCCAGTGGTCGCCAGTGTTTGATCTTTGGCGCGTGTTAATGTTGTCTGATAAGCGTGTGCATCATTTAGCGGACATGATGGAAGTAATGAATTTATGTTCTGACGAAATAGGCTGTTGACATCATCTGTGGATGCGTTTACTCCTATGTTCATCAACAACGGCCCACGGGCAACCAACGGAGACGAAAATGTTTTTTTGTGATGGTGATTTTGAGTTCGCAATCGACAACTTCGAATACACGATTGGCGATAAGGTAGTGCTCGTCGATGCCACGGCGCTTGTTGAGTACGGCTCCGACTATGATGGCGATACGTCGTGGAACTTCTCCTATATCCATATCAATTATGCCGAAGACAATAACGGCAACATCGTCAACTTCACGACGGCTAACGACAAGGATGTGGTCGAGAAGATCAAGGCAAAATACTACGAGAAAGATTGGTCAATTATTTCAGAAATTATTGATCGGGGCTATTGACTGATGCTGTGGATGCGTTTACACAAGATACATCAACAACGGGGCTGAGGCCCAACCCAAGGAGACTACAATGAGCAACGCAACTGATTACACCGCAATGAACACCGCTGAAGTCATCGACGCGGCTGCTTACCTCAAGGCTCAGATCAAAGAACTCACAGCTCAGTTCAACGCAGCTGAAGAAGTGATTCGCGAACGCGCTACCGGCAAGGAAGTTTCAGGTAATCTCTTTAAAGCTGTGTTCTCAGAAGGTTCAGTTCGTTGGACCCTTGACACCGATAAGGTCAAGAAGGAAATGGGTGAAGATTGGTGGACCAAGAACTGCAAAGTGTCCACGCCTAAGCCTTCCCTTACATTCAAGATCAATGTGCAATGATTATCCAATTGTTCAAAAAGAAACGGATTGCGGGGGCTACTGGTCCCCGTGTCCAATCTTGGATGATCATGGCCCAGCCAATTGTTATGGCTAACGGAATAGTCCTATCCATCATCCAAATTGATAAAGGTTATATGCAACATGGAATTGAAGAACAAAACAGGGTTCGCCCGACTCTCGCCTGAAGAACGCACGCGGGTTTCATCGCTTGGTGGCAAGACAGGTAATAGAAACAAGTTCACATCTGAGACAGCATCTGCTGGCGGTAAGATTGGTGGAAAAGCAAAGAACCCTAATAAAGGTTTTGGAACGACAAAGAAAGTTCAAATAGTAAATTGACATGCTTCGTGGATGCGTTTATATCTATGTCCATCAACAACGGCCAACGGGCAACCAACGGGGAAATACAATGGCTTACATCGTTTACAAAAAAGGCAACATTGAAATTTGGGCAGTTAAAGAATCATACGGATTTGATTATTACGTTTACGGCGTAATGCATGATCCAATCATGTGTCCAAGTCTTTCGGTTGCAATGTCCAAAATTCATTGAGGAAATTAAAATGAGCATTACATGGTTAGGTCCGTACAAACCAACAGATAGACATGCTGACGACGTGACGGTTTCAGAATTAGTTCTCCTCAGGGCAGAGAATGATCGGTATCGTGAGCAACTGGAGGATATCTTAGAGTGTGGCAATGGAGATGATATTCTTGACGCCATTAAAAAAGATATTCGCAAAACATTAACAGTCTTGAAGGAGAGTGAATGATGGATATTGTAGAACGGTTACGGAAACGTGCTGCCACTTGGGTATCTGTTGGTTGGGGCAACAATGACATTTTTGATGAAGCAGCCAATGAGATTGAACAATTGCGTGGTGTTTTGCAGCAGATCGCAGACATTGAACATGAAGACATCCCAGTGCCTCAAACTTCTAACGAAGGCGTTACATGGACTGTTCTGGCGATGGCGGTTGGTCTTGCTGAAAAGGCATTGAAGGAGGGTGAGTGATGTGTTTTCAATTTAAGGGAACAGCCACCATACGAGACCCTGTAATGTGGCGGATAAAAAATAGGATTGGCAATTGGACACGCCGCATACTGCGTAGAAACCGAAAATACTGAAGGAGGGGAGTGATGAAAGTTAAATTTGATCGCTGCCCACTTTATGGGACGGAGTGCGAATACGTCACAATGGCGCATCGCGCAGCTGAATTGGAGGAGGAGGTTAAACGGCTGCGGAGCCGCCTTGAAAATCCAACAGAAGAAATGCTGAAGGCTGGTCGAGCAGCAAATAGGCTGGTGGCGGGTAATTCTCTTGGTTTGGCTTGTATAGCACCTGATTCTGCATGGTCAGCTATGGCTAACTTTATTTTAACGGAGGATTGGTGATGCGGGGAAATCATATTGTTGCCAGCATTGCCCTAATTTGTGCTATTGTGGGCGGTGTACATGATGTGTCGGGATGGGGTTGGTTCCTGTTTGCAGCCATCTTAATAGCGTAGGATTTATAAAATGTTTGATCACTTCCATAAATTTAATGATTGGCTGGCTAGACATACAGTCGCAGCTATGTCATCAATGTTTTGCGTTTACGCTTTTATGATATGGTCACTACTACCATCATTAGACGCAAAGTGGGAGCAGTTAGTTTTCTACGTATCCGGTGGTGTTATCCAGTTGGTCGCATTGCCATTGATTATGGTTGGTCAAAAGCTCGAAGGACGGGACAATGACCGCCGCTCTAAACAAGATCATGAGATGCTAAAGCGTATTCTAAAGCACGTTGAAGGAGAAAAATGATGTGTGTGCGGCCAAATGTAACATTTAAGGAAAAGAAGCAGATGGTAACGAATAAGTTGTGGGATGGGGATAAGCCAGAATTGCTTGATGGAGCTAATGGAATGGACGCCGTTGATGAATTGGTGTTCTTGAACCGCGAAACCCGTAGACTGGGTGATGTATGCGTTGAGTATCGCAAGGAAATTGATCTGTACGAAGAGATCGTGGATGATTACAGGGCATTTCTGTATAGTCTTTTGAGCAAAGCTAGGGCTATGGATTGGTCGCCAGCCACTCAGCAGATCATCGAATCAATTACCGATAAGTTGCAATTTGATGAGGAGGGCTGACAGCAATGGCAATTAAATTCACTAATGCAGACGATAAACCAACAAAAGCACCAAAGATTGAACAGAAAGGGAAGACAAAGGCCGCAGTAGCAAAGCGAGTAAAGAAGAACGCAGACATCAGTGCAACAATGTCGGGCGAAAAGCCAAAGGTGACATTACCAAAATTCTCATGGGACAAAGACAAATGAAAAACTGGCACTCAATCACAACAGAAACATTCGACACCAACGACTTGCCAATCTGGATAACACAGATGTTAAAGCCAAACTCATTCACTAAGTTCATGCGCTTGTTAGATCATTATGGGTCAATGAATGAAGTAGTTAAAGCTGGACCGTGGGGTTGGGTTGAACAGCCATCAATTGGCTTAAAATCAGTTACCCTGACATCTTACATCATCAATCACTTCGCCGATAAGAAGGTAGTGCCAATTTTTGGTTCGCTTGAAATGATCGTTCAGGTTGGCAAGTACGTTGATTATCTTCAGAAGGTTGCTATTCTTAATATGCTTGATGCTTTATTGATTGAGCCAGAGGAGGATTGAAATGGAAATACCTACGCTAGTTAGTTTTGACTATTGGATGATTGAGTTCCCAGCGGCATCTATATTGTGGGGAATGGTGATCAGAACAGTATTATCAATCATTAGATCGATCAGGGATTAACAATATGTTACGTCGCTCATTTTTGGCCATGCTGGGTTTTGCGCCAGTCGCGGCTGTAGTTAAAGCAAAAACAGTCGATACTCCTCCTGTCCCGGCTTTATCGCCAGAGGATTATATCAATGTTCCATCCTATAAAGTTTCTATTCCTGTAAAGGTTCCATTGACAAAAGAGCAAGTAGAGCTGTGTGAAATTTTTGGTATTTCGCCATCGGAATATGCCAAGAACTTGCTTGATTTAATAGAGGATGGGGAAATTAAGAGTGATTTGGATAAGGTTGTCATGCGGGAGGCAATCGATAATCATGATCAAATTCTAAAAAAAATCAAAGAGGCGCGCTGAAATGTCAGACCCTATAATGAATGCAACGCATTATAAACGTAGGGAATGGGATCACTATGAGACGCCAACGTGGTGTACGGAAGTTCTGCTGAGGCATGAGAATTTCACGCGTGTGTGGGAGCCAGCCGCTGGCAAGGGGGCCATCGCAAACACTTTGGCTAACACAGGCATTGATGTCTATTGCTCAGACATACATGACTATGGCTTTGGCTATGATGTAAAAGACTTCCTACTCACATGGGATAATAAGGGAAGGGATATCATAACCAACCCACCATTCGCTGAGGACTTAGCTGATCAGTTCATCAACCACGCATTACTGCTAACAAAGAACTTCGGTGGCAAAGTAGCCATGTTACTCAGGAATGAGTTTGACTGCGCCAGTAGCCGAAAGGGCATATTCGGTAATACATCACCATTCGCCTGTAAGATCGTATTAACACGTCGCCCCAAGTGGATTGAGGGTAGTAAGGGGTCGCCCCGGCATTCATACGCATGGTATCTATGGGATTGGCAATGGGGACAAGTTCCAAACATTGTTTATGACAAGTGAAAGATAACAAAATGGAAACGATTGAAACCATTGCTGTGTGGTTCTCTTGTGGAGCGGCTAGTGCTGTTGCAGCAAAAAAGACAATTGAGAAATACGGGGATACAAAATTCATAAGAGTTCTCAATAATCCTATAATGGAGGAGGACGAAGACAACAGGCGGTTTTTGCGTGATGTGCAAGCATGGATTGGTATTCCAGTTGAAATTATTAGGTCTAAAAAATATCCGTCTGGTTCGGCTGTTGAAGTATGGGAAAAGCGTAAATTTATGAGTGGCCCTATGGGCGCGCCATGTACATTAGAACTCAAGAAGTATGCTCGCCAAGAATGGGAAAAGGAAAACCATACAGATTGGCACGTCTTAGGATTTACGGCTGATGAGAGAAAGCGGCATGATAGGTTTGTTTTAACTGAGCGATCAAATGTGCTTCCAGTGCTGATTGACGAGGGGATCACAAAGGCAGATTGCTATCAAATTTTGGAACGAGCAGGAATTAAACTTCCCCGTATTTATTCAATGGGATACCCAAATGCGAATTGCATTGGATGTGTGAAGGCAACATCACCAACCTATTGGTCACACGTCAAATCAGTGCATCCAAAGATATTCGAGGAAAGAGCAGAACAGTCCCGGCGTATCGGTGCAAGGCTAGTTCGGTATAAGGGCAAAAGAATGTTTCTTGATGAACTGCCAGAAGGTGCAAAAGGAAATTCAATGAAGAACATGGACATTGAGTGTGGACTGTTCTGTGAAGAAAAGCCGTTTAAAAGTTAAGGAGCAATCATGGAAGATATCGTTGATAGGCTAAGGGATGGACAGGCGTTAGATTGTTGTTCTCAGCGCAAAATAGCCGCTAATGAGATTGAGAGGCTGCATAAGGTATTAAGATCAATCGTGATGCCGAAGTCGTATGAAGTTAAAGAAGATGGAACGATGGATGCACGAACAATGAAGTATCATACTTCCACAGAGTGTCAGAAAATAGCTGAAGATGCACTGAATTGGTTTGCTAGATGAACCAGATTTCAGTTCATTAATGAGGTATCAGAGTACCGCAAAAAACCGTAAAAATAGATGGGGGGAAAGACAAACAAGATTCGTGTGTTTGTAAAGTGTTGTGATACAACAGAAAAATCAAACTTATTGGAATTACTATGGCCAGACCAAAGAAGCCAAAACAGATGGGCCGTCCATCACATAGCGTGACTGATGCATCAAGGCGTACAGTTAAACTAATGGCTGCGGCTGGTTTATGGCAATATGAGATCGCTGAGGCTATGGGCGTTAATGAAAAGACGCTGGTAAAGCATTACGATCTAGAACTGCGGACTGGCTGGGCTGATACAATGACGCTGGCAACTGGCGTATTGTTAGATGAGATGACGGCTAAGACTGACAAGGCTGTTGATGCGGCTAAGTTTTTCCTCAGCAAGCGCGGCAAGGGTCGTTGGGCTGAAGTCAAGCAGATGGAAGTCACTGGCGCTGGTGGTGGCCCAGTATTGACGCAGAAGATTGACGTGGACGTGCTCGACATTGAGGAGCAGGAACAACTCGAATCAATGCTGAACGCTATTCTGGCATTACCCGCACCAGATGAGATTGTTATCGATCTGGATGACGAAGACGATGCTTGATATAACTAAAATGTCTCGTGACGAGGCTGAGGCGCTTCGGTTTACATTGTCTAAGCGTCGCATGGAGCGCAGTCTGTATGACTTCACCAAGGAAGCGTGGCACGTAATTGATCCAGCCCCGTTCGTTGGTGGTGGCTTCTCTATGCAAGCGGTATGTGATCACCTTCAGGCTTGTGCGGACGGCAACATCCGAAACTTGATCATTAACATTCCGCCACGCTTCAGTAAGTCTACGCTGTGTGGTGTGTTGTTCCCAGCGTGGGTATTCGCCCAGCCTGAGAATACGCCAGTGTCAGGCAATGGTGTTCAGTTCCTACATGCATCGTACAGTCAAACATTGGCATTACAGGACAGCTTGAAGTGCCGCCGCTTGCTTGAGAGCGACTGGTATCTGTCGCGCTGGGGTGATCGTGTTCAGGTATCGAGCGACCAGAACACCAAGAGCCAGTTCGATCTCGAATCAGGTGGTCGCCGTATGACCACGTCGGTTGGCGGCTCTACAACTGGTCTGGGCGGGCAGTATTTGATCTGCGACGATCCAAACAATGCGCGTGAGAGCAACTCTGAGGCCGTGATCATGTCTACCATTGAGTGGTGGGATATGGCTTGGTCCACACGTCTGAACGATCCGAAGACTGGCTGTCGTATTGTGGTACAGCAGAGACTTAACGAGCGTGACATCACCGGCCATATTCTATCGCAGGACATTGGTAACTGGACACATCTGATGTTGCCAATGGAGTTTGAGCCTAGTCGCCGCATTTACACGGTGCTGGTGCCTGATTCGGCCAATGACGGTGAGGGTGACATTGTATGGACTGACCCACGCCAAGAGGAGGGTGAACTTCTCTGGCCTGAGCGGTTTGGTCCTGAGGAAGTAGACAACCTAAAGCGAACGCTTGGCCCGTATGGAACGGCTGGTCAGCTACAGATGCGTCCTCAGCCAGCGGGTGGCGGTATTATCAAGCGTACTTGGTGGGAACCATATGAGGGCAATGACTTCCCTGACATGGAGATTACGATTGGATCGCTCGATCTGGCGTATACCACGAAGAAAGAGAACGACTTCTCCGCCATGACTTGCTGGGGCGTGTGGCGTGATTCGGGTAACTACACCGCTGTGTCGAATAAGAACTTCCAAGGCTCAGTATCCAGCCGTATCCAAAGCTCTGATCAGGGCGGTGATGTTCCCAAGATCATGTTGACCAATGCATGGAAAGAACGCCTTGAGTTCCATGATTTGGTCGCCAAGGTAGTTGAAACTGCACGGGAATCGAAGCTGGACATCCTGCTGGTTGAAGCTAAGGGGCCGGGCATTAGTGTGGCTCAGGAGATTAGACGTCTCGTTGGCATCGAAGAGTTCTCCGTCCGTGAAATCAGCCCGAATGATCTAGACAAGGTTGCACGGCTATATGCCGTACAGCACTTATTCGCTGAGGGGTTAGTATATGCGCCCACTAAGATTGGTGACCCAGATACATTCCGTGTATGGGCTGACATGGTTGTCACTGAAGTCGAATCGTTTCCCAAAGGCATACATGACGACTTGGTTGATACGGTTAGCCAAGCGATTAACTTTATGCGTCGGTCTGGCATGATCCAACGCGGTGCAGAGCGTACGTTTGAGCTTAGTGAGAGCCAACGCTTTGCTGGGAATACTGGGAATACCCCATTGTATCCGTCGTAATCATTCGTTATTGTGATGGCTCTGTTAGTAGGAGTAATACAGTGAGCGAATATAAGATTAGTAAAAATGTAAAGATGCCTCGTCCATCTCGTCTGTCGTCATCCTTTCCTTGGGATGCTATGGATGTTGAGGATAGTTTCTTCATTCCCTATGATGACGTGTCATCGTTTAGTAGCATTCGCCAGACAGTGTATGCTTCTAATAGGAAGCGTGCGCCTAAAGCGTTTCGTGTTGTGTTTGATGATACCAACAATGATGTTGGTTTTCGTGTTTTCCGTACCAAGTGAGGGTGTAATGGGTAAGCATATTTGGAATATCTGGTTAAACAATGGTGGCTGCCTTCAGGTGATTGCTGATCGTTTGAACATTGATTGGGAAGGCGCAACTTTCTACCGCAATGAGAAGTTGTCAGATGGCGAGAAGTCGTCGTGGGATGATTACGTTGTGGGCTTTATTCCTGCTGAACGTATCTTCTCCATTGCGGTTGTTGATGAAGGTGATGTGTTCACCGTGATTGAGGACGCTAAGTGATGGATGGCCAGAGGATTATCATAGACCCCGATGTTGAGGTTCAGTACCAGTCTGTGATTAGTCGGCTCCACGACGATCTTCTGGCTGCCAACATGCGTGCTAACTGGGCGATTGATCAGATTGGTAAATATACCAAGGAGATCGACTTCTTAACCCGTCAAATTGACCTATTGAAAGAGATTAAACGTGACCATTGACCTTAAAGAACACATGAAGAAGAAGACCCAAGCCAAGCACGTCAAGGCGTATGATGCTATTGGTAGGGCGGTTGATGGCATGACGATTGGAACGGTGCTGCACATTATGGCGTCGTTCACCGCGTCTGTTCTGGCTAACATGGAAGAGCCTGACCGCACGAAGGCTGCAATGGTGTTCTCATCCATGATTATGAGCAATCCAACTGATGAAAAGAGTATCCTACAATGACAAGCAATACAGACTTATCCAAGCACCTTCATAGCGTTTGGGGTTCTACGTTTAATCCAAAGAATATTTTTGTTTTTTGGGATGACTTGCCTGATGACGAAAAGCTCGCATGGGATAGATTGGCAAAAGATGTAAAGAATATGATCCATACGACGGTAGAGGCTGCCAAAGAAGGCAAGCCTGTTGCAGAATACATTTCTGTTTTGAAAAATCATATAGAAACCCTTTCAAAAAAATTGGAACAATATGAAGAGATTGATGCTCAAAATGCTAAGATCATTGAAGCGTATAGAAAGATGACTGGCATTGCTATTTCGATTGACAATGATGACGAACGCGAGGATAATGGTTTTAGTTAATGTAATGGAGATAACGAAATGATGGTGGATAAAGACAAACAATACCGCACCAAAACTGGCTTTGCAGTTAGGATTTATGCAACCGATGGTGGCGGCACGTATTCAGTTCACGGGGCTATTTTAAAGAATGGCGAATGGGGGTTTTTTCGTTGGAACAAATACGGCGTTGATATCTATGGCAGCCATAATGGAGATAACCTTGTCGAGGTCAAGCCACGCATCAAGCGGACGTTTTGGTTTAATATTGTTTCTGAGACGCAAGGAGCAACCATTGGATGTTTATCGAAAGAACATGCCGATAGGTTGCAAGCGCCTAACCGTATTGCTTGCGTGAAG